TCTTTGGCCCGACCCGACAACGCCTTGATCGTCACGGTATAACTCGGCGTACTGGGTGTCTTGACCTCTTTGGTGACTTTTGAACTAAACATGATCACTCCCATCAGGGCAGCGGGCGAGGGCGCACCATGCGCCCAAAACCCGCAGCCGTGTCTACTGATTACGCCTCGGTGACGGTGCCGGTCGGCGTCAGTGTGACCTCATACGCCGTCAGCTCGCCGCGTGTGGCGGTGCGTGTGTAGTTGGTGATGATCGCCTCGCATGCGGTGGTTTTTGACCCGCCCCACGTGATGGTGATCGTCCGGGTTGAGCCGGTGTCGCTTGGGCCGCTCGCGACGTCCGAAAATAGGGCATCAGGACCAGTTGATGATTGGTCGTCATATAGGCCCCCAAGCACAATTGGTTCTGCACGACGCATGCCCGTGGACAGTTGTTCCTGCCACGCATCGCCAAACGCAGTCGTTTCCTGTAACAACGCCTCGACTGACACGGCGTTGATCGTGGTCACGTAGTTGGTCATGGTGACCGGGGTGCCGCTCGAATTATCCACTGCCACAATTATGGAAGATGAACCGTACTTACTCATGATTGTTGTGTCCCTTCTTAAGTTGCACGCGGTGCGCTAGAGGCCACAGTTGGGCGAAGGGGCGCAAACGGTCGCGATGGTTGACCTGGAACGGCCGCCGCCCGTGGCGGCCACTTGTCGAGCTTGCGGCGCACACCAACCGCCAACCGGAGCAACGTGCGTGCCTCGGCCTCGGTGGTGGCGTCTGCCGCGTCATACAGACGCAGACGGGCAAAGCGTTCGATCTCCCGCGCTGCGTGTTGATACCGTGTGACGTCAACCGCCATCGTTAGCCTCTGGCAAACCCCACGACTACCGTGAAACTCGGCCCGGTGCCGCCGATGGTGTAACTCACTTTGAGATACTGGTTGACCGTGCCTGTGACGGTTTTGCGTTCAGCCGTGCGGGCCGTCGCCTGCGTAAATGTGATCAGGTCGGCATAGGTCGCATCGTCAGCCGAATGTCTGATCTTGACGTCGGCCGTCGGGGACGTGCCACTCGCCGCCGTCACTTGCAACGTGCCTGCCCCGCCGCTGCTGGTCGAGCTGCCGTAATTCGTGGCCGAGCCGGTGCCGGTCGCGGTCACCGCCGCCAACGGCAACACAATGACGCCCTCATCCTTGACGCCGGTGACCGTATACGTGCCGTTGGCTTTGGTCAGCTCGCCACGTGTCGCCTGCCGCGTGTAGGTGCCAGCAAACACGCCCTCATGCGACGTAAACGGCGTGCCGAGCGTGCCGCCGGCGTAGTAGTAACTGACGACCTTTGAGGTCGCCTCTGAGCCTGACAACGCCGCGTTGACACTATCGGTTGCGTCGTCGTAAAACCCCTCGGCGTTGAGTTCGGCCGTGCGGATGCCGGTGCTGGTGTGTTCCTGCCACGCATCGCCCAAGCCGGTCGTTTCTTCAAGGTTGGCCGTACTGACGTCTGACAGACTGGTGCTGACGCCTGACACGTTGAAGCCCTGAATGATTAGCGTGACGTTATTGCTGCCGTATTTTGCCATGGTTAAAGTTCCTCATCCTCATCGGCCTCATCGGCCTCGTCGTCACGCGCTGCCACGGTCGCGCTCGTGGTCGCTGGCACAATGACGCCCTGCTCAATCAGCCACGCCAGTGACTCACTCGGCACGGCGTCGCAGCGTGCGCCCGTCTCGGCGATCACGTCGCCGTCAGCGTTCGTCAAGGTGGTCGTTGTGGTGTAGTCGCTGCCGGTCATGCCTGCACCTCATCTCGTTGCGTGTGTTCCTGAAACTCATGCCCGCAGACGCCGCACACGTCGCGCACGTTCCGGCCAAACCCGCCAGACTCGACGCGCTTGTCACCGTTCGCCCCACACTGCGGGCAGTTCACGATCTCCTGAGTCGGCGGCGTGGTCATCGCAAGGCCAACGCTTTCGCGAGACGGCGCACCATACGGCCGCGCTGTTTATAGATAACATCAGCCAAAAACCGACGCTGGCCTTTGGTATGGGAAAAATGTTTTTGATGCTGGGCGAGCGCATATTTGGCCGTTTCCTGCGTCGTGCCAAACCCAAACGGCACCATCAGGTCAAACCCTTGCTGATACGGTTGGCCGACGTCAGCCGAGTCACGCAACGCGCCGCCGCCGACGTCGTCGGTATCGACGGGCGTTTTGCGAAACGCCATCATCATCTGCTTGGTTGCCTCTTGAAACAGTGCTTTCTTGGCTTTCGCTGGTGACTCACGCGCAATGCGCTGCAGCTCGGCCGCGATCTTGCGGTTGCCCTTCATCGACAATTTGAACGTCACCGGCTGCGGCATTAGTCCTCACTCACCGTTAACGTAAACTCGGCCAACAAGTGCTTGGTCGGCACCCCATTGATGTCGATGTCTGGCAGATTGGTCGAGGCGTCGTGGATTAAAAATAGAGCCGTGAAGTTGCTCATGCTCGGTGTCTGATACGTGAGCAACTGCACCGCCTTACTGATAATTGTGTCGGCCTGCTGATTGCCCTCATATTGTGAGTAGCAATGAATATCGACGCCCATCGAATAGAAGATCTGTCCAAACGTGCCGTTGGTGTCGTTCTCGCGCACCTCAAAGGCCACATAGGGAAAGCTCGTATCCTGCGGCACGTCCTGATAGACGCCGCCCGTTGCCAAGGTGGTCATCGCGCTGACGTTGAGCAACCCATAGATGGCCTCGGCCGCTGGCTCAAGTGCAGATCGCGGCATCAGACGCGCTCCCCACAATCGAGTTGCAAGGTCTGCGACAGACGCAACGGCCGCACGCCCTGAATCTGTAACGTCTTGGCCGCCGTGCCGCTTGACCATGACGGTGTCCATTGCAACCGGTTCTTGGCCGTGACGTCGGTGCGATACCTGACCGTCACCACGTATTGCGTCTCACTGGTCACACTGCGGGCCTGCAACGCCTCGCGCGTGGTCGCGGCTCGCACGTGCGCCCACACGGTCGCGAGCGTTCCCCACGACGAGCTGCGCCCGCCCTGATTGTCACTGGTCACCGTATTGACCTGGAGGGTGATCCGTTCAGAAAACTCTGACGGGTTGAGGAGCTCGTCAGCCATTACGCGATCCCGGCGGCGTTGCGATACGCCGCAATGTGGCCCGCATACGCCTCGCTGATCGCGTCACTCCCCTGCACGACGTCAGCATGCTCATAAAAGTTCGTGAGCAACTGATAGCAGGCGAGTCGGAGCGGTTGCGGCACATCGGTCGAGGCGGTGCCAAAGCCCGCCACAAACCGAATGACGCCGCTGTTGAATTGTCGCAGATCGTCGGGCCAGTCTTTACTATCATTCAGCGCCACGCGGCCCTGCACCGTGTCCACGAGATAATCACTCGACGCAAATGTGGCCTCAGTGTCGTCGTCGTCATAACTCTTGACGTGCGTGATTGAGACCAGCGGCAACCGCGCCACGGTGATCGCCCGCGCCGTCGGGAACGCATCAAACCAGAGATCCCACGTGGTGTTGATCAAACTGCGGCCGGTGTCATTCTCGACGCGCTGGCGTGCGGCTGTGATCAGCTCGCTGATGAGCGTGTCCTGCGATGAGTGATCAATGCGCAAAAACGCCTTGGCCTCGCTCAGCGCAATCGGCTCAACACTCGGGGCCGTGACCTCTGAGAGGTTGCGCTTGATGTCGTACCACTCAGCCACGGCTGCGCCCTCGTTTGGATCGCGACGTCGCCCGCGTGCGCGTCGCCGTTTCCGGTGTGCTGGTCACCGCCGCCTCTGGTTGCGCGGCACTCCGATCAGCGTCAACCGGCTCGGCCTGATTGCTATCAATCAATCGCAGCGCGAACGCAGTATCAACGCGCACCACGTCGCCCGGTTTCGCCGTGAGTGACCCCGCGATTGACGTCAACATCCTGATTTTTGTTTGACCAGTCATAGCTAAAACAACACAACCGACGCGGGTGGCAAGTCGCCGGAGTATCGACAACAGGGATGAACCCCACCCGCGCCAGCGTGTCACTCGTTACGCTTGCACGAGGTGATATACAGCCGTCGCCAATGTCAGCTTGCCGTCAGTGCGCGCACTGGCGCGGAAGCCCACAAAGCCGTTGGCGGCATACAGTTCATCAAGACGCTGCATACTGAACCCAGCGCGATCCGCGACCCAGTAGTAACTCATGTCACCAAACAACACGCTCTTGTTCGCTGTGGTTGGGCCGGGCATGCTGCTCGACGCATACACTGGCCGACCAAATAAGGTGTCAGGTTGCGACGCCTGTAGCCCCGGCTGCCAAATATATTGTCCGTTGGAGTCAACCAGCTTCCGCACCAATTTGATCGTGTCATCTTTCATCAGCCACGACGCAAACGGTCGGTACTGCGGTGCGAGCGAATGAAACAGATCGATCAACTCGGCGGCCGTGATCGCCGTCGCCGATGCTGCCGTCACGCCTGCGGTGCTGCCGTTGACAACCCCGGTCGGTTTGTTTGAGCCGTTGCCATCGACAAATGCGGCCTCTTCCAACGTGCCGATACGACGACCAAATTCCTGCGTGATGTAGGAGGTCAAATTAAAAGAATTGTCCTGTAACAATTCTTCTGTAATTTTCATGATCGTTCCAGCCTTATACGCTGAGAACGTCACGTTGCCAAAACTGGAATCCGATTCTGTAAACGCATTTTCTTCCTGCGTCCACGCTGCGCTCCCTTCCGTGACGGTCGGCAAATTAAACGTGCCGGATTCTGTGGTGATCACGCGAGCGATCTGCCGCATGATGTTGGCTTCCTGGCGAGCTTGCTGCAATTCAGAGGCCCACTGATCAGGCACCAAGTAGCCGCCTTCGCTGTTAGTGGCTACTTGCAGAGCGCGGTGTTCCATGTGGCCGCCGCGCATCCACCCATGAAACGAGTCACGATACTCATCAGAGGCGCGACCGTGTTGCGCTTTTGGCGCGACGGCGAATGACACCGTCTCCGGGGTGCGGGTTTCAACCGGCTCGGCCATTTCGATCCGCTGTTCAGTGGCACGACGCTCAGCCGCTGCCACTGACTCGCTGCGATCAATGGTCGCCTTGAGGCCCACAATGTCGGCATCGATTTTGTCAAAGGCCGCCATCTCATCAACCGTCATGCCACGACCCTCGTCGTCAGCTTTCTTGAGCAGTTGGCGCTGATCGGCAACCAGCTTCATTCGTTGTTCGCGTAACTTGTCACTCATGTTGTCACCCTCCGGTGAAGTTGTAGTTGTGCGAGTGGTTGCGCGAGGTCACACGACGAAAACGCAATCGGAACACGCAGAGATGCGGCACTAATAACTTGTCGCAATGTTATGGGCGACACGTCGCCGCCGTTGTTCTGTTTCTGCTAACTGATCACGCTTGGCGTCGCGTCGAGCGGCCGCCGCTGCGGTAATCGTCTCGGCATCGGCTCGCGCCTCAACCGATGTCTCTATATAAGCCGGTGAGGTCACCGGCGACACGTCATACAACGCCACGCGCTGAATATGTCGCACCGGCAAATCGTCGGCCGTCTGGCCCTCAGTCCACCGATCCTCAAGCACCCGAAAGCCGAAACTGCTGCCGTCCACGTCGCCGCGCCCGACCAACGCCATCACGTCGCGCCCGACTTGCGTGTCAGGCGGCGTCACGTC